ATTTCTTGAATTAGTTGTTGTTTCGCTACTTCCATCATGCCGATAGCATTAAGGGACGTACTTTGTGTGTAAAAGGACGAGATAATTCCATTCTGATCTACACCAACCACAACAATACTTTCTGCATCTTTAAAGAATTCTTTTGATTGATCCATGAACTCTTCATTGCTCACACCACGTTCTTTCTTACGCTTCAATTCTTTGAAATCCATGGGTACCTCCTATAATCGCTATTTAACGCATAGCTGCGAGATACGTGGATCACCCTCACTTTCCGCCATGCCGGCTTTTGGATTCCGTTGTATCAAAGTCAGGTGGTTCCTTTTTATTGACTATGTTCCATCCAGTTTTTAAAATTGTGATTGTAATAACCAACGATAGTGCTATTAAAGGTACTCCAACAAGCATTAGGACAAATTTCGTCATCATAGATATCACTCCTATTCTTCATAACCTATTTCTGAATCGTCCGGAACAATTCCAGTTCGACATCCCACGTGATAAGGTGGCGCTGTGATACCGGGTTGATATTCAACTAACAAAAATGTTTTATCTTCACGATTCACTCGCAAGCATATTTCAGTGGTCCGATCGTCAACATGAACATTGTTTTTGTACTTGGTCAATCCAAAATCTTCAAAGCGTTTAGCAGCTGACAAATTTACAACATTTGTTCCATCTGTACGCACTATAGCTTCTGCTCTACTTTTGGCCACATTGTATTTTTTACGCAGTTCACGAGCCATATCGGCTGGACTAGATCCACGAATAAATCCTTGAGTAAGAACTTTTTTTAGGTCTTTGGCAAGATCATCTGTATTCCCCCAAATACTTGAAGAATAATTTTTCCCATTAAAGGGAGTTTTTACAATCTGTTCCAAAGCAGCTTTGTTCAATGTGCTTTTAGAGTTTCCGCCGATTATTTTACGATAAGCATATTGAGCTACTTCTTTTAGATATCGATCGAATGACTTATGCAATGCTCCGCTCATTTTGCCTAAGTGCCATTCCATATCTAGGTGCAATGCTTCAAGCCGTGTCACTTTTCCGGCTTTGTACTGCTCATTTAGTCGCTTCAAAAGCTCAGGATCCTTTTCATTTTCAGCCTGTTTGAGATACTTCTCAGCATTCGCCCGATAATCAGACAGATCTTCTCGCATGAGCCGTTTCTTTGCTTCCTGCACAGAGATTTTATTCTCCTTGGCATATTGGGAGTAGAAGCTGTAAATCTCCTTCTGGATGTTCTGACGACCTTCTGTGTAGATGGCTTGCAGTTCATCAAAGAAATCGATATCCGTTCGATCAACATAAGCCATAATTTCATCCATACGACTGGACCAGTACTTAGGTGATTTATTGAGTTTAGCCATTTAATTAACCCCCTAGTTCTAGGAAAGGTCCTTTGATTGATGGGAAATCTCCGGCCTTTAATGTTCCAACAGTTATATTTCCGTGGACATTTGCCATTTGGAGTCCAGATTCTGCTATCTGCTTATCTGCTTTATTAGGCTGTATGGACGACTCTGCTTCTTCCAAAATCTCATACGTTTCGTGAAAAATGTCAGGCTTGCAAGGATAGAATTCACCATGAACACCCTTGATAATGTAGTCACCGTCAGATATTTCCATTGTGCCTTCTAATGTTTCAATACCAGGCAATCCATTCGGCATATTGTTATGGTCAACCCACGCTTCACCAACAAATTCTTTGCTTTTGCGATATGATCGCGCAGATAGCATTTTCAGTTGCACAACTTCAACCATTACTGGCTTCTTCCTAGCTTTCATTTCCTTCTTCCTCCATTTGTGGTCGTCTTGGCGGCGGCGTTTCGCCGTTATCTTCTTTGATTCGTGCCAACTCAACTTCTGGATCTACACCAGTGACTGTTTTCAGAATTTCAAAGAGTGTCTCATCAGAAACTTGCCCCACAAGCTGACTTGCCAATGCAACAATTTCACTGTCTGACTTGGGAACATTGGCTGTGAATATGATATTTGTGTCATTGATTTGATCATAAGCAACAGAATCATTGCCTTTGATTCGCCAAATATTAACCGCTAGCCTCAAACGTCGCATTAAACCTTTTTCAAATAAACGTTGCTGCATCACACGACGATTATCGGCTGCCATCAATTTGTATTTCATGCTTTCCCCAGACTGAACACCTGAAAAATTATCATCTGTTACATCCGGAGTAAATGTGAAGCGCAAAATATCATTCACTAAGCGTTTCTTGTAGGCTTCAGCGCCTTCGGTATCATATTCCTTTACCAAGTAGAAGGCGTTTGGCTGCGCGCCATTAGGATTAGGGTTGTCATCCAAATACATCAATTTCGCACGTTTGAACGCTAATGAAACAGCAAGCCGGGAGTTAGGAACAATATTTCCTTCTTCGTCCAAGTCATTTTGTGCCGTACCTGTATATGGATTTCCAGCAATTACAAGGATTGCATCCATCGTGTCTTGCTGATAATTTGCTAGTTCGGATTGTGAAAGATCATAAGCATCGATCGAATCTAAAACTGGTTCGAATGCTCCAGTGCGATCTTCATTGTTTGCAAACTCATTTACAGAAACACCGTCAAATGCATAATCGTCAAAATCGACTAGATGCATGCCTTTTTTATCTTGATTGCTGTTTACATATATATAAACCATGTCTGACGTATAGACATTAATAAAATCTTTGCGAACACCGTCACCATAATCCAGTGGGTAATAATAAACGCCGAATAAAGAATTGCTGTCAGTTGTATCGTCGTAAACAACAAAGGTCTGTTCCGGATTTAATTTTACTAATTTGACATAAGCACTTCCTGCTTCGTCTAGCACTGTAGTCACCAATTCATAGGCCCTGCCGTAAATTGATAAATCCGTCTTAATCAATACATTGTGATAAGTTTCGTTGTTTCTATTATTGAAATCGTCAATGTGCGCTTGGATATTATCGTCATTATTCTTGTATTGAATAGGCTGACCTAACATATATCCTTGCTCGAAAATGGTGATATATCGCGCAAAATCGCTAGCAATACGATTATCTGCTGCAAATTCGTCCGTCTTAGCTGGACGGTACTTGATGTTGTTGTCTGACAAAAAATACCGCTTGAGTTCTTTCAATCTAGGTACTTGTTCATTTCGATGTCGATTAATGAATTTTTCTAATCGTGAAATCCAAGTCTCGCTATCAAATTCCACCGAATCGAAATCTTCTTGTGCCATTCTAAAAACAGCATTCGCATTTTTGTGGTAGCGATGGTTTCTTAAAAATGTAATATTCTTACTGTCCATTTCGACCTGCCCTTTCTAGCCAAAGAAAAACTTGGCTGCTTTCATTCTTTCTTCAAGATTTTGTGGATTTTGCATTTGATGGGTTTCCGCAATACCAGTAATTGAATCTGGTGCATCATCATGATTGTTCTTTCCTTCTCGCTGATAGGTGGTCATGGCTTCATAGAACTCTGGCCATCGAATCGCCCAATCTTCCGGATAATATACATTATTCTCAACCCATGCGCTGTTTGATAGGATTCTTGATTGCTTGTTACCCGATTGATGGAAGTCTTCCCAAAAAGCTGCGTAATAGCCTCGTTCTTTCGCTTTATTCTCTGAGTTGCGTTTAAAGCCTCGTCCCCCATTGTTACCTTCCACTCGCACATGATTTACCTTGTTTCTTATGATCATACTGGCGTGAGCGTTCTCTGTGATTTCCATTGGCTCCTTTGTATAAAGGACATCAAGCAAATACGCCTTGTGATCGGATGTTTCCGCCCAAACAGGAGAGGAAAGATAATCGGCCCCTTTGTCTGCAGTATCCGTATAATTCCATATTTTGATGATATTTTCCGGCAACTTGTCATAGGTTTGGAACTTCTGATAAAGTCGTCCTTTTTGGTCAATCGGTTCCTGCTGATAGTTGGCGTTAGCAATTGCTGATCCCATAGCCGCACGTTTCTTTTTAAAGTCTTCATAAGAAAGGATTTGCGGGCAAAGCATTTCGTTTGTCTCTTCATTAATCAAAGCTTTTCTAATAACCACACGTAACTTATAGCCCATACCAGGCATTTCTCTAATGATGCGACCTGCCAAATCTTTCGAATGCCAGCGGGTCATAATCACGATGATCTTGCCGCCTTTTTCAACCCGAGAAAGCATTTGCTTTGTAAACCAGTCCCAATGCTTTTGCAACTCGTTCTCGTTGGTTGCTTCTGCAATCCCTTTGATAACATCATCGACTATTAATAAATCGAATCCCTTACCAGTTGCGGAACCACCCGGGGAGGTAGCCAGATAGGAGAGTTTACTCCCTTGCAGTGCCCAACGCTTAGCAGCTGCTGACCCTTGTTTCAACTTCACTCCCGGGAAAATGTCAGTGTAGACAATTTGATCATCGACAAC